TGTCGCACTAGCCTTGAGATAAACGAGTTTATCCGCAGTAAGCTGAACACCAACCTGAGTACCAGTAGCCGCACCAGAAGGAGAATAACCAGTTGAGTTTGGAGCAAACGCACTAATCAGATCAGCACCACCATTGGTATAACCAACAGAGATTGTCTGAGTAGCATTTGCACCATTACAAATAGTATACACACCAACAGGAACAGCGTACTTAGGTAGGCCGAAAGCCGCGAAGCCCGTGGCTCCGTCTGTGGCTGTGATAATGCCTACCTTGCTTAGCGTTTCCCGTGCTGGGGGTGACTGGACTGTAACACCTTGAGGACCAACACCAAATGCACCCATGATCAGGCTCCTTGTGAGCCGTAGACTCCGCGTGGGTCAGACCAACCAAATGAGTAGCGAGCAGTTGCCTTGAACTTGGCGTTCTCAGTGTCGAAATCGTTATCCATCTCGAACTGATCACCACGACGATCAAAGTACTTAACGCCATCCTTAACTGAGGTCAGAATGAACCAAGCATCAGCATCGGTGAGGTAATGGTTGATGACAACGTTAGAGAAGATACCGAGGTCCTTCAGAACGTTTGGATCGTTTAGATCAGTACCAACACGGCCATCAGCACCAAGGATGCGCTTAGCCTCGAACTGCTGCTGATAAGGAATGACGAGCTTCTCAGGCTTTGCAGCGATGAGGAGACCACGATCATCACGGAAACCGGCGATGTCGATAACAGCTTGCTCAAGTGCGGCTTCTGACAAGTCAGAGGCTACAGCAATCTGGTTAGAGAAGGTACCACCAGCCACGTTGGGGTGGTTAGCGTTAACCATAGATACGCCGTCACCACCAACATAGTTGGAGTCAAAAGCGCGGTTGTAAATGTTAGCACCATTGGTCTCTTTGGTCTGACGCATAGAACGCGCAAGCGCCTTAGCCTTTTGACCGCCGATCTTGCCGTACTGGTCATCTTCGTACATCTCACGAGTAACGATGAAGCCGAGTGCGTACACGACATGGTTGTAACGAGAAGTGAAACCTTGACGTTCAGTGTCATAGGTGATTGGGTCACCTTCAGTCTTGACGTTAGCCAGACCAAAAGAGCTTAGGCCGAGGTCCTCTTCATAGGCGCGATCTGAGGTGTTCTTCTCAAATAGCTTGTCCCATTCTACAGGATAGTCGTTATATTCCTTACCCCAAATTGCATTTAGCCCGGGCCAGAGTAGTTTGGCAAACGAGCTGGAAGTGATAATACCTGACATTATTTAATCTCCTTAAACTGCAGCAGTAGGCGTATTGTAGCTAGCGTTGTTAGCAACAACAAGAACGCGAACATTAGAATCACCGGGAGCTGGTTGAGCATAAGCACCACCAACTAGTGATTGATAGGTTAGGTCTAGGCCAATAACCTTCCAAGTAGCACCAGTAGAGGCAGTACCTAGAATTTCATTGGAGACACCAACAGAGTTACCACCAGCAGCGCCGGAGATGTCTAGGTTGAGACCAATATCGGTAGCAGCAAAGGATGCCTTCTCGACAGAGTAGATAACATCGGTAGCATTAGCAACGAGAACATAAGCACCAACACCAGCCACCTGTGGGGTGTCTAGAGAGATAGTACCAGTAGTCATCGTACCAAAGACTGGATCGAGTTTCACGTTAACGAGGCCGACGACGACCCCGAGGATTAGTTCAGAAGCACCAGAAGTTGCAGCTACAACAGTTGGGATACCTTTGGTGGTAGCCGTACCGTCAAGCTTAACAACGTCACCGGGAACTAGGGTGCCAGATGCAACACTATAAATGTTTGCAGCACCATTATAAGGGGAGCCGTTCAGATGCTTTACAGCTTTGAAACCGCCCTTCTTAGATTGAAAAGTTGCCATTAAATTTCCTTTTAGTTAATAGCTCCCCCGGACTTACTTAGTAACTGGTCTTAATAGAGCCAGTGAAGCCTTGAGAAGCAGTTTGTTTCATTGCGTTTTCCTGCTCCTTAATTCGTTCCATCTTGGCAGCTTGGTCTTCATTGTACCATTCTTTGCGAATGCGCATGAGGAATGCCTTACTACCATCGTTGCTTGTGACAACCTTGGCCGAACCTTGGGAAGAAGGATCAAATACACGAGAATCTCCAACACGTAGGTCTGCGTCCTCAACGAACTCATAACCAGCAGCTTGGAAGTTTGCGATGCGACTTCCCGTATCGTTCACGAAGCGATACTGAAAGTTTGGGTCCAACTCCCCGGACACTGCTTGTGGTCCTTGTTGGAATAACGGCTTGCGGCCGGTGCGCTCTTCACGCTGTTTGCGATGTTTAGCGGGAATCTCCCGAATGATTGTTTTTTCATCAGTCATGTTCACTTGCTCCTAAGCTTTTTAATTTCTTCTGTGTATGCTTCTTTTGTCATAACGCCAGCACGAACGAAGGTGTTCATCACCTTACGCTCCTCTTCTGTTAATTCAATTGAACCCTTGCGTGGTGATCCAGTTGTATTTGAGCCTTCCACTGCGGAAGGTTTGGCTCTATTAGGATTAAGGAACCGTTCGCGGAAACGGCCTTTCACCTGATGTGTTACATAAGTTAGAACTTCTTCTGGCGACAGGCTGGGGTGCTGTTGGGCATACCCTAGACCCACCGCATCTGCATATTCGTGCATCTCCTTATCCTTAACGTACCATTCATTATTCTTTGTCCATTCGACAAAGCGTGGATCTGGTCCAGTAGGGATAGCTTGTGCTACTGCCTCTCGCGCCTTTTGTTCGGCACGGATGTCTGTGAGAAGTTCTGTGGTTTCTAGATAGCCATCAGAATTGCCTTCTTCTAGATGTTTCTTTTGTAACGCTTTCAAATCGCTTACTGCTCGATTGTACTCGGACTCCTTGACCTTGGCATGATGTTCTTGCATCATCTTTAGGGTCTTCTTGGCTTCCTTTAGTTCCTTGCCCATGGTGTCGATCTTACTAAACAGTTCACCACGGTCCACGAATTCTCGTGCGGGACGCCATTTGTCAGGATCGCCTGTCCATTCTTCCTTAGGAACCCAACCCTGTTCTCGGGCTTTGTCCTCATATACGGGGGCTTGTTGTGGGGCAGGGGTAGTTTCGACTACTGGTTCTGCGGTTTGTTCTACTTGAACTGGTTCGAGTTCTTCGCTCATTCTGTCTCCTTAATCAGTGCCAACACATCAATGTCGTTCACTAATAGATATGTGTCTTCACCGTCTTTGATTTCCTTACCTGCGTAGCGGGCATACGTAATCACGTCACCCTTACTCAGAATATCAGGACTTCTACCATAGTCGATGAAAGCTCTTGGTCCAACACTAACTACTGTACCTCGCTCAACGGCCTTCCGTTCTTTCTCCGTTAGCATCTCTGGAAGAATAATCCCGCCTTGGGTCTTAGTCTCCACTTGTTCTGGCTTAACGAGAATTGTGTGTAGCAGGGGGATAATCAAAATGGTTGCTCCTCTTCTGCTAGGTCGTCGATTCGGAAGTCTTCTAACTCCCGGTATGCTTGGATGAATCCGCGCATGTAGTTGTCTTCAATTGCGTTGAGTCCTGCGGTAGTGGATAGAACATTCATTGCATCGTCGATACGCTCTTTAGCGGCATACATGAATGCTTTGGTTACATCGTTCTTCTTCCAGTCGTAGAAATCTTGCGCTTTAATCACACTCATTTCTTAGTGTCCCCCTTGGGTTTAGGTTGTTGTGCCATCTGCTTTAGCTTTTGCTGATGTGTCAGATGATCTTGTACCATCTTGAGTTGGTGCCCTTGAGCTTGTTGGCCCATGGCTTGTTGGTTCATGGCAGCTTTGCTAGCCATCTCCGTTTGTGCTGCTTTAGCTTTCAATACAGCTTCCATCTGCTTGGCCTTCAATTGCTCTCTGGTCATTGCAGCTTTCATTGCCATCTCTTGCTCTTTGGCAGCGCCTTCCATCTGTAGCTTAGCCTGCGCCATCTGCATGTCCATCTGTGCCTTCTGTTGATCTAGCTGGCCCTTGGCCTTGATAGCTTCGAGCTTTGGATCAGGAGGTGGTGGACTTGGCTGACGTAGTGCATGTTCTGCATCAGGAATTTCGTGTGCTTCTAGGTACTGCTTGGTGAACCACATTGGATCAATTGTGCCCATCTGCATAATCTGCATGATGGACTGCAACTTCGCTTGCTTCTCTTGTGAAGAAACGCTCGCTGGATCTGCCGCAGGGATAATGTCGTCCTCTGGGCCCATATAGTCTGACTGTTGGATTTTTTCGTCAATGACTGCAATGTATTCCTCTGGGTTAGTGTACTCTCTATTAAGCTTGTAAATCTTTCGGAACTCGGACGTGAGTGAGCGATATACACGCTTATAGACAGCAGTGAACACTTTCATACCCTGTTCGATGGATGCCATCGTAGTAGTAGCGGGAGTGTTCTGACCCGGCATTTTACCTACGAAGATCTCTGCAACTGAAGCCAGTTCTTTGCCTGACTTAAGTAGGAGGTCCAGTAGATTGAATAGAACTTGTGAGGGCTCGCGGGTAGGCAGGGGAAAGATCTGTTTCTTGAGGTCGTCACCGACAGCATTAACAGCTTTCCATTCGCCCGGGCTGAACCGCGACTCACCCATCTTGATACGTAGGCCCTTACCGATGAAGCCTGCTTGCAGGTTACTCAGTGAGCCAGCGTCAACAAGCTGGTTGATGATGGTGTTAGCAGAATTGTTTAATGGGCCTAGTAATCGACCAAAACCAATATCGTAAAAACCTCCATCAGGATTAGGAATAAAGCCATACTTTGTGTAATACTGTATTGCGTCAATTGAGACAACTTTGTTCTTATCATTAACGTAGACTCCATCCTCATTGAATCGTGCAACGATGCGGAGGATCTTTTTAGTGTCCTCTGTCTGCGTTACAATATAAGGTTCGGGATACCCGTCTCCATCAAGATCGAGATAAGTATGTTGCTCCAGCATTGTGTAAGGCGTTGTATCATCATCGGCTACTGCTCGTTGAAACGTATTGTTAACACTCGTGAGTTGGTCCGTAGCATAACTTGTAGGATCACCCAGCTCAACATCACAGTAAATACCTTGATTAATGCGTTCTGTAACCTTACGCTTAGATAGGTAAAAGACCTCAGTAATACGTTCAGCATCATTGATGTTCCTCGTGTAGTAGTCTACAACAAGGGTCTTTGGTAGCACCAGCTTGGAGACGTTACGCTGCTTGGAAGGATCGAAGTATGTCTTCTTGAAGCATGTACCAGCGATAGGCAGGGTGATAAGGAGCTTGTCCATATCCTCTTCCCAATCGTCCATCTGGTCCATGACCTGATACGACATGTGCTTTCCAACCCGCTTAGCACGGTTAGCCTTCTCGCCCGTAGGGTCTGCGCCGATCACCTTACACTTAACCACCTGCCCATTGCTGGGTACAAGGGTAGGATAGGCGCGAGCTGCAAACTGCATAGCGGCCGTTGCGAGTAGGGGGTATTTGATGTTTGCTGCACCAGTCCAAGGGAAGGACTTTTCACCCGCAATCTGCAGGGCTAGTTCCGTCCAAGTCTTGAGATCCTTCTCCCAGTGTTTACGGGAGGTAGAGTCTGCTTGGTATCCTTGATCAACTAGGTTAGCAATGTGGATCAACTGATCCTCATCCATGTCCTCTGCAATATTTTGTGAGGATAGTAGCTTATCCAACTTAAACTTAAATTCAATCATGCTTAGTATCCTGTTATTGCGTCACGGCCAACATCGCCATGACCTGATTGTTTATATTCCTCCTCGTAGTATTCCTCCTCAATCTCTGTTTCTGTCAAACCTTCTGACATCAGATCAATCAGGATACCTTGATAAGACAGAGCGTCTACAACGTCATCGTGTTTAGCACGAGGGAAGCTCATACACTCGTCCTCAAACTGTGGCCACCAGTCAGCTTCTTTATCGAACTTGACCATCCCAGAGCGCATACGCGCTTGTATCGACCTCGCTCGTTGGAGCTTGTCTTGTCTATGTGGCTTCAATTGTAAGAGGTTCATGTATACGCCAGTTTCCTGCATTGTCCTGTTTAGATACGGGCCAAGTGCCTTGGAAATCTGTGTATCCTCAATACCAACCGCCAATGGGTTGTAGATTTTCTGCAAAGAGATAAGAGTTGCTACGATTTCATCACCAGATAGGCGCTCGCGGATGCAGTTTTTGATGTGCAGTTGTCCGTTTGAGTCCATCCCACCCACCAGAATAGCCGTATAGTCAGCTCTATCCTTCAGTGAGATCGCCAAGTCAGCAGTGATATAGAAAGTTAGATCCTTTCTACGATCTTCAGTAGTCATAGACAGGAAATCCCCGCGTTTGAAGTAGCGAATGCTATCATCGACGGGGTTATTGAGCATTTCGCAGGCATAAACCTCAGGGATACCCTGTTCTTCAAAGTCATGCTTGAGTTCTTTGAAGTATGCGACAGTGTTTCGTTGGGGCCACAGGAGTTTACTGTAGTCCAAGGTGTGTGCCATGTACTTTACAGACTTCCACATACCCTTCTTTTTCTTAGACCAGACCTTGAGATCCTCAATGATCGTGTCTTTGGCGGTTTCCGTTGGCATCAGAGAGCAGAACGGATCGTCCAAATTCATTACGGTACCTACCCACCGAATAATGCCACGCGTGCTGCGGCAGGGGATAAGCGAACCGTAGACCCATCGTCGTAACTTATCTCGACGGTCTTTATTTGCAACAAGTTCTTCGTTGAGGAGGTCGTCGATAACAATAAGATCTGGTCTCTGACCATTCCAGAGCATACCGCGTAGTTTCTGCTCTGCTCCTTTTGCCACGATTCTAAAAGAGTCTCCATCTGTGAATTTAACGATAATGTCGGTTTCGGTGTCTTTGACAAATTCAACCCCTTTTTCTCCCATAGCCATACCAAACAACTGGTGTATCTGACTTGAATCGTACAGGATTTGTTTTATTGTTCCGAGGAAGAGGGCAGCTTGTGCTTCAGTATCCGCAACAATAAGTACATAACGTCTCTCTCTAAACAGGACAGTTGCAAGGGTGTAAGAGATGGTGATTGTAGTAGATTTGCTATGTCCTCGTGGAGCTGCAACAGCGACAAACTTGTCAGACGAGCAGCAAAGTTCCCACCACTCGCGGTGAAAGTCAGCGAAGGGAACCGCGTCGTCATAGTATGGAGTTAGGCATGAACTTGCAAAGCCTTCTAATATCTGTGCATTGAGTTTTGGAAACTTAACCTTTTTTGGATTCTCGCTTGCTTCGCTCACTTACCATCGCTCCTTTAGCGTTACGCCGGAAGGACCTATTCTCCCCGGGGTTTTGTACAAACAAATTAGCTAGGCCATTCTTACCACCCTTGCTAACTGCTGTTTTGTGGCCTACGTCGCCCTTAAGTTTCTTGGGGGTAGTCCCCTTAGCCTTAGCCACCGTTGAGCGAGCTGCGTTGCGTTGTGCGCGGTCCTTGACCCGGTTCTTCTTCTTGGTGTGTTCCCAATTGAGTTCCTTCTTGTAGTCCCGTTTTCCGTTGGTCATGAAAGGCATCGTTTTCGTACTCCTGTCTTAATCTTGTTAGTAGGAGGTCGTCATAGTCATACCCAGTGAATGGATCGTTCCACTCGATTGAGTTCTCGAAATCACTCATATATTCATAACTCTTTGACATACCATTTCCCATCCTCGTCTTGTTCAACAGTCTCGCCTTCAATGACCTTATCGACAAGTTCATTGACACCCTCTGACTTAATCTTACCAGTCACAAATTGTTGGAACTGTTCGGCTAGGTTCTGGAGTTGCTGTGCTGTGCTGTGTTGTTCTGTAATCTTTGTCGGTAGCTTTCTAAGCAGATTGCGCTTATCAATGAGGGAATTAAAAGCAGCGTTAAGATCCCTGAGTTTAGCAGGTGCTTGAGTGAACTTACCAGTCCGCTGATTGTATACCGTATCGCCATTCTTCAATCTATCCTGTAGCTGTGCCACTGCTTCGTCAATGGACTCAGTGAGCTTAACGTCGAGTTGTTCGAGGTGTTCAGTGCGTTTAACGTTCAGCGCATCCTTGAACCAATCCTTCTTCCGCCACGTATGGAACGTCTCCACGGGTAGGTTCAGCTCACGACAAACTGTAGAGACACTACCAGTCTTCACATACAGCTCAACCGCTTTCTGCTTAACCGATTCTGCCCAGTAATTCTTACCACCCTTAGCCAGCTTAGTCGCTGCTCTGACGTACCTAATTGCTCCTGCCATAAAGTCTCCTTAGAAAAAATCTCACACTCTATACTAATAAATTAACACAAAACTCATCGTTTGTCAAGTGTTTTGACAGGATAATTGTTTTTTAGACAGGAGGGGTATTTATTTAGTAACAGGAGGGAACTTATTTAGACTTTTGTTGTCTTACTATATATATAGTATTAATGTATTTATGGGATATGTATTAGGTTTTATTTACATATTAATAGTATTGTTTTTAGGATGGGTTTATTTAGTATTTACTATTATCTACTATATTGATGTTATTGGTGTATATAGGTGTATATAGGTATATAGGTATTAATGCTCCGCACGCGCGGTAGCGCGAACTATGAAATGTCAAGCCACATTCCCCCTGTTAAAACATTCCCCCCTAACCCGGGCTGTTTAGAAAAATATCAGAATTTTAGCATGGTGTAACTCACTAAATACTGTGGATAGGGGTTTTCCCCCCCTCCCGTCTTCATTATATATCCCCCCTAATAACTTCATCTATGACCATAGTAATAGGGTAAAAATAACCACTGTTAATAATCAAGCAGCTTGTGGGGTTGTTTCCTTGGGTTCAAAGACATAATCACCACCTGTCTGACTCCATGAAGATAACACTACATTACACACACACAAGGGCGGTTCGCTTGATACCATATGTACTGGTCGGTCATCCTTCTATCCCCCACCTGCTCCGCACGCGCACCCCACCCACGAACCTCAAAAGATCCCTTGTGTCTGCTCCATTCCGTGTTCCTATCATTACGTCAGCCATGCGCTGATTGCATCTTTATTATTCTTTTTTTATTATTGGAGCTTGTCACATGTCAACTAAAACCATCATCATCTTGATACTTGTATCCTGTTTCTTGTTCTTCTGTAATAAGCCCAACGAAGATCAACGCAACATACACCTCTCTCTTAAAGAACAACAATTAACTATTCAGGCTATGCAACAAGCTCAACCTTTAGTACAATACCTGGACAACGAAATGAACAAGATTCGTCCTGCCATTCAACAAGCAGTTACCACTAAATGAGGTCGGTCATGCGCTTTAACTAC